AATGATGTGGTTGCAGCCTTCGCAAACGAATTAAACTTTGGGACATATACAATTAATAATGCAGATTCTTTAAGTAATAACTTCCAGCAAGGTGCAGTATTTAAACCAATAAGCACAACTGAACTGTTAATTCAACAATATGGCGAAACACCTTTCTATGAATCTGTTTCTACATTTAACACATACTTTGAAAATAGTGAAATAAAAAAACTAATTACCAATACTGAAAGATACCCAAATATTACAAAAAGAATTAATCAAAATCTTATCTTTACGCCTATTGAAGTGGCAGAATTTACAAACACCTATCAGTATATACCAATAACACTTAAAGACCAAGCAAACACAATTACACCAAAACTTTTAAACGAAGTAGAAGATTTTTATGGAAGTAGTATTTCTAACGGAATACTTGATAGTTTTTGCTCTATTATGCCATCTGTGTTTGGGGCAATTGATGGATTTTTTGACACTCTTAACGATATACAAAATTTTGTAAGTGCAATTAAAAACTTTTCAGTCCAAGACTTATCTTTAAAGCTGCTTATTGATAAAATTAAAGATCAAATAATAAATGTGGTTGAAAGAGTTGTTGATAATGTAAAAAATATTATTGAAAATTTTAGTATAGAAAATATCATCAAAGATGCCACAACGTATTTTCAACAAAACGTAATATTAAGATTTTATAATATTAAAGAAAAAGCGTTAAGCTTTTTTAGTCCATCTAATATTGAAAGTTTTAAAAATAAAATAAAAGGTATAATAGAATATGCTCTTAATTTATTTAAAAACCCATCATTAGATGAAATACAATTTTTAATATATCGCTTTTGTAGTTTTGGGGCCCAAATAGAAAATGGCATTAAAGGTCTTATAAACCCTTTAACAGACTACACGAATAATTATCAGTCTTCTTTAAATACGTTAAAGTCATCCTCAAACGTAAATACAGAGCGTGCTATAAGAGCTGGTGCAATACGTATTTCACCAGAGCAAAGATCGGCGGCAATAAGCGCAGCAACAGGTAATGCAAGCGAACTCGAGCCTTTTGGTGGAGCAGGCGCTGATAGTACACCGATAACATCAGTTAAATCTGGTGACATTGCTCCACTTTCAGCAGAAGAACTTAATAGTGTTACAAAATACAATGAAGGTAAAGGCGATTCAAGAATTACATTTACCGGGGGTTCATTAAGACCAGCAATCACAAGAGAAGGTAAAAAACCGCCTGCTTGGCGCTGGGAAACTCAGTCAATGGCATCACGTGTTAAGGTTATGAGAATACAAAAAAGGTTTGGCAAACAATTAACGATGATTAGCTTAAGAAGAACTTATCAAGAACAAAAAGCTATATATGACCGTACTAAAGATAAGAGCAAAGTAGCCAAACCCGGAAATTCAAAGCACGAACAGGGTCATGCATATGATATACAATGGGCTGGTTACCCAGCAGGCCGCAAAGAATTTTTAAAAATTGCAGTACAAGAAGGTATGGTTGGAATTGGTGGTTATACAGACTTTGTTCATATAGACGAAGGGCACGCACGGTATTGGGGATCTGTAGACGGCGTAAATCCTCGTGATCCTGCAACTTATAGGTAAAATAAATGGTAGTACAACTCATAACTCCAAAATTAAAAAAGATGAACTTATATGCCGACGTTCACAAAGACTTGTCCGTGAATCCTATATCTAAGGATATTGCTTTAAAAAGAAATGAAGAAGCTGTTAAGGAATCAATAAAAAATCTTATTCTTACAGATAAAGGTGAAAGACTTATGCAGCCTCTTATTGGCGGCAATATTCGGGCAATGTTATTCGAAAACAATACTCCTGCCGTAATTAAAATGATACAAGAGCAAGTAAGAATTACAATCGAAACATACGAACCGCGGTGCTCACTTATTGATGTAAATGTGTTATCTTCATTAGACGATAACACTGTCAAAATAGATATATATTTTTACATAAATAATGTTGCAGACCCAATTACACTCACGGTGTTTCTAGAGAGGACTAGATAAGATATGGCTACTAAACAGATTAATGAGCTTGATTTTACAACCATTAAGGATCAATTCATAACGCACTTGCAAAATCAAACGCAATTTAAAGATTACGATTTTACTGGTGCAAATATGAATGTCTTACTTGATGTTCTATCCTATAATACACACATGAATAATTTTTATACTAATATGGCAATCAATGAAATGTTTCTTGATTCTGCTGTTATTAAAAATTCTGTTGTTTCACACGCCAAAGAATTAAATTATTTACCTCGATCTAGAAAATCGGCAAAAGCCGTAGTAAATGTAACATTACGAGATCCACTTGAAACCGCGTCAATAATTACTATACCAAGATTTACGGAATTTACGGCTAATTTTGAACGTAATAATTATACATTTATTACAGATCAATCTTACATTGCTAAAAAAACGTCAGATGGAGTTTTTGTAGCAACAAATGTTGAAATATTCGAAGGATACATATTAGATATATTTGAAAAGGACGGCTTTTTTGTTGATGAAACAAATTCTTTAAAATGTAATTTAATAAACGATAACATCGATACAAATACCATTGAAGTATATGTTGATGATGATGCAACTCTTGGAAAAAATCAATTTTTCTATACGGCCGACATATTTGGTGTTACGCCAACGAGCAAAGTTTTTTACCTTGAGCCGCATTTAGATAACAGATATTCTGTTTATTTTGGTGGAAATGTATTTGGTGAACAGCCAAAAAGAGACATTGACGTAAAAATACAATATCGAGTATGTAATGGACCGGAAGTAAACGGGGCTAATGTATTTGCGACTTCGTTTAAACCGAATTCAACTGTAACAACAGTATCACCTGCGGCCGGCGGTTCAGAGCGCGAAACCTTAGAAAATATAAAGTTCTTTGCTCCTAAATCAATTCAAGTTCAAGAAAGAGCAATTACTGCAGGCGATTATAAAATTATATTATCACAAAGATTTCCAGAAATAAAAAGTGTATCAGCATACGGCGGTGATGAATTAGATCCTCCTCAATACGGGCGAGTTGCGATTTCTGTAAACTTACAAGGCGAAGGATTTTTGTCAGAAACCCGTAAAAACTCGTATTTAAGATATTTGGCTGATAAAACTCCGCTTTCAATTGAACCTATTTTCATTGATCCAGATTTTTTATATTCTGAAACTATAGTGGATGTAATTTATTCAAAAAAATTCACAACAAAATCAACACAAGCTCTCGAAACCTTAATAAGAGAAAAAATTACTAGTTATAACGCTGCAAACCTAGATGAATTTGGCGAAACGTTAAGAGTTTCAAAACTTATGTCTATCATAGATGGTGTTGATGATGGAATATTAAGTAATAACGTTTGTGCAAATCCTATTATTGAATATGCGCCAGTTCTTAACTTAGAATTAAACCCAGCATTTAAGTTTACTACTCAGCTTATTAAACCATATCCATACGATGCAGAAACTGGATTAATTGGATTTAAGCCATCAATAACAAGTTCTGTGTTTACGTATAAAGGCATTTCGGCAAAGTTAATTGATGATGGTGCAGGAAAGATTGCTATTATTAATTCAGTTGTAAACACTGGAAATTCAACACAAGCAATAATAAATCCTTCGATAGGTACAGTAAATTACGATACAGGCGAAGTTAAATTAATTAAGTTTGGTGTAGAAGCGTTTTCAGGAAATGCAATTAAAATATATGCGGCGTCAATGTCCCCAAATATTACTGCTCCAAAAAATCGTATTTTGTCTATCAGAAGCGAAGATATTAAAATTAATTTTGAAGAGTCAAATTAATGTCAGTTCCAGTAGATAAGTTAGTTTCATTTCATATTGAAAAACAATTCCCAGCGATATATCGTGAAGAGGGGCAAGATCTTATACAATTCGTAAAGGAATATTATAAATTTCTTGAAACTAATTCAAACCAATCCCTTTATAATGGTAGAAGATTATTTGAATATAAGGATATTGATACTACTCTTGAAAGAATGCTAATATTTTTTAAAAATAAATATCTTTCAGATCTTCCACTCAACGATACTACCCTTCGCATCATTGTTAAAAATATACTTGGACTTTATCGCCGCAAAGGTTCTGAAGGCGGGCTTGAGTTATTCTTTAGGCTTTTTTATAACGAGTTTATTAAAATATATTATCCAGCAAAAAATATATTTAAAGCATCAGATTCAAAATGGCAGACCGGTAATTATATTCAATTATTTCCAAACGCGGGAATATTCACATCGGTTAATGTAGATAATAAATTTCCGTATGACGATATTATTAATACTACTATTACTGGGGACACATCCGGCGCAAGAGCAACAGTTGACAAAATAAACTTTTTTATATTAAATAACACATTTGTACCAATTATTTTTATTAATAATATAAGTGGCGAATTTTTAGGACTTGAAGGAATCACCGCGCAAATAAATGGTTCGCCAGCTAATTTTGGAATTGTAAATGGCTCCTTAGATTCTATCAACATTAATGTAAATGGTCCTGGCGGAAATTCTGTTGGGGAAATTGTTACATTTAGAGGATCACCCGATGGCATTGCTGCTACTGGAAGAGTGTCTAAAGTAAAACCAAAAACTACTGGTTCAATTGATTACGATGTTATAGATGGCGGATGGGGTTACACTATAGAATCTACTCATTTATATGTGTCAAACCAAATTATTTTTTTAGAAAACACTCCAAATAATTTTATTAATTTAGAAACCCTTGAAGACAGCGATGGTAATAGAGGAGCCGTCATCAACCAAGGTGATTTTTTCGTCGGCGTGAGAATGGAGGCCGGTAAAGAGTTTTCAAATACATCCATTATTAGCACTGTTGATAGATCGCCAAACATTAATATACAATCGTTGTCTGGAGTAACTCTTAAAGTATCCGAAAAAAACGAAAGCTCCCCTGGTCCTCTATATCCGGAAACAGATGCAGAATACAACAATGGTGCATTAATTACTGAGAACAATGGTACAGTGTTTGACAGAGCCTTAACTGTAAACGGATTGAAACTAGTTGTTGCAGGAGCAGTAGGCGGACAACTAGCAGTACCAGATGAATGGGCATTGAAAACAGCAAGAACATTTGAATTAATGACCGATCCTAACGGTGCTGGCATTAACACTACACATCAACGCAATTTTCTTAAAACACTAAAAGGTGACGCTGGAACGAAACACGCAGGAATACCTACAGTACAAAGAGTTGGCTATGGCGGCGGAAGTACATATACACCTAACTGGTTAGAAGATGCCGGCATACCAAGTTATGCAGGACTACAAGCATTCAATGACAGTGTTGCTCAAAAGGATATGGTATGGTATAAGAATATTAACGGAAACAATCCTCCAACACAGCGTAGGGATATAGAAGAAATATTTGAACACATATTCCACACCATACACGCATTTGGTATTCCGGGTGCAGTGCCTGGTAGTTCAGACGCGGTGGAAATGAATCCAGATATTAGAATTGGTAATGAACCAAGTTTCGATTGGAAAAACACAGCACTGCATCTTGCTATGAAAGAAGCAATTGACGCAGGATTATATGATCCAAGTGGTTATGCTCCTGATTGGAATACAGATCCAGAGAAAGCGGCAGTTGCATATACAGAATACACCTACTTGGTAAACTGGTCAATGTGGGATATGAGTGTATACTGGGATGGCGGCAGTCTTAGTCCTGAATGGGATGATAGTTTAAAAACACCAGCAGGTATGTTAGCAAACAATCCATTAGGTTATGCAT